GCGACTGGGCTAATGCCTACAAGGTGTTCCTGGAGAAGTGGGTCACCATCACCGACGCGCTCAGCAAGTTCGCCATGCGCTTGACCGGAACCAGGAGGAAGGCAGTCACCGACGCAGCAGAGAAACTCGCTGCAATCCTGCCCCGGATGCAGCAGGCGGGGGCGCAGCCCCGGCAGCCGGTCGGCGGAGTCTTCGCCGCCACCGGGGATACCAAACTGGAGCCGATCAAGACCTCCGGCATCACCACCGGCATGGACGACGCCCGGCGGCTCATGCTCATGGTCTGCAGCGCGACCGGGATCAACGAGCCCTATCTCACCGGAGATCCGAGCACCGGCAACCTTGCGACCGCCAAGAGCATGGAGCGACCGATGGAGCTCCAGTTCGAGGCGCGGCAGGCGTTGTGGTCCTCGGTCCTCGGAAACATCCTCTCGTACATCATCGATCAGGCGGCGATGGCTCCGGCAGGCCCCCTCGCCGCCGGGGCGACGGTGGAGGTTGACGACGACGGCGACCGGCTCGTAACCCTCGGCACCGACCCCGAAACCGGGGAGCCGATGGACCGCACCGTTGAGGTCGTCTTCCCGCCGATCCTGGAGCACGACCTCCTGGAGCAGGTCGACGCAATCGTCCACGCGGGCACCCTCAAGGGCGCGATCCCGATCGGCACCATCCCGGTCAAGCACCTCTCGCTGATGCTCCTCGACGCACTCGGGGAGGAGAACGCCAAGGACCTCGTAGAGGAGTGGTTCCCGGAGGGCTACGAGCCCCCCCAGGACTCCGAGGCGGCGCTCGCACAGGCGATCGGGAAACTGCAGGAATACCTCGTGGAGGCTGAAGCATGACCCTCGCCGAAGCCGTCGCTCGCCTCGTCACCGCTGCCAAGATCTATCAGCGGGATCGCGCCCTGAAACCGATTGAGCGCCGCCTGGTCGCCGACATGCGGAAAGCGTTCCGGGAGCACCGGCGCGTGTTCCTGCAGGAGTTCGAGCGCTACGGCCCGCGGGTCTTCGGGGAAGCCGCCCCGCTCCCGATCGAGGGCGCGCTCGAGATCGCATACCAGAGCACACGCGATATGTTCACCGGTCCGATCGAGGAGGCCGCAGCGGCATCCATCGCCGCCGCGGCCCGGCACCGGGTCGCGGAGTTCGGCATCGATTATGCGTTTGACCTCAAAAACCCCCGGGCGATCGCTGCCATCAAAGCACAGGCGGTCGCGTCCGTCGAGGAGATCGACGCGACAACCCGGGACGACCTCACCCGTATCCTGACACAAGGGATGGAGGAGGGCTACAACTATCAGCAGGCAGCCCGGGCGATCGCGGCGAAGTACGACGAGTATGCAGTCCCGGTCACCAGGCCCCGCCACATCCGCAACCGGGCGGAACTGATCGCAGTCACTGAAGCGGCCGAGGCGTACGAGACTGGGAACCGCCTGGTCATCGACGAGATGACGGCCGTCGGCTTGGAGATGGAAAAGCAGTGGAGCACCGTCGGCGACGAGCGAGTCTCGGCCGGGTGCCGGGAGAACTCGCAGGCGGGGTGGATCCCGGTCGACCAGCTGTTCCCGTCCGGCCACCAGCACCCACCCCGGTTCCCCGGGTGTCGGTGCGCCACCCTGTACCGCCGGAGGCCGACAACATGAACGGAGTGATGGAGAGTGTGACAGGCGAATTACGCGAGTTCGGCGGGATCGTGGTCCCGCTCATCGAAGCAAAGACCGACGACAATGGCACGATCCCCATCAAGATCATCGACCCTGGGTGGGGCTCATCGGGCTACTACTCCCGCGAGGTCCTGCAGCAGGCGGTCAACACCAGAGTCTACGCGGCCGGGACCCAGATGTTCTGGAACCACCCGAGCAAAGCCGACGAAAAGGACCGGCCGGAACGCGACCTCCGCGACCTCGCCGGGGTCCTGACCGAGGACGCTCAGTGGCAGGAGACTGGCCCAAAGGGACCCGGGGTCTACGCCCGGGCCCGGGTCTTCTCCGCCTACCGCGACGCCGTCGCCGAGATGGGGCCGTACATCGGGCTCTCCCACTACGTGTGGGGCGAGTCGAAAACCGGTGAGGCGGAGGGGAAGAAGGGTGACATCATTACCCGGATCGTCGCCGCCCGCTCGGTCGATTTCGTCACCGTGCCCGGCCGCGGCGGGGCCATCGCGGAGGCGTTCCGGGCCGCCCGGCCCCCAGAACCGACAGACGAACAGAAAGCAGCAGGAGAATCCAGCATGGGAGAAACTACCTCTACACCGAAACTCACGCTCGAATCGCTCCGTAAAGAGCACCCCGAAATAATCGAGGCGCTCCGGAAGGAGATCGAGAACAGCGCCGCCATGAAGGAGGCGCAGGCACAGCAGGAGAAGAAACTCAAGGAGACTGAGATGGCGCTCGAAGCCGCACAGGCAGAGAACGCTCGTCTGAAGGAAGCACAACTCCTCATCGAGGCGAAGGCGTTCGTCGAGGCGAAGGTCAAGGCGTCCACGCTGCCGGAGATCTCGAAGGCCCGGGTTGCCGAGGCGCTCGCGAAGGATCCGGTCGTCAAGGACGGCAAGATCGACGAGACGGCCTACGCCGCGAAGATCGAGGCCGCCATCAAGAGCGAGGCCGAGTATCTCGCGAATCTCGGCGCCGGTAAGGTCTCCGGGATGGGCGCGGGCGCTCCGACCGGGCAGACCAAGACGCTCGAAGAGACTGACAAAGAACTCGTCGCCGGGTTTATGCGGCTCGGCATGACTGAGGCGGAGGCGAAGGCCGCCGTCAAAGGAGCGTGATCTGATATGGCAACGAACATCAAGTATGAGCCGGGCTGGTCCCTGAACCTCACCTGCACCAAGCCAGATAAGCCGAACAGCGGCGACCCCGTCCGCATCGGCAACCTGACCGGGATTGCCCTCAAGGACGAAGACACTGCCGGGAAGACCACGGTCTACACCGGGCCGTTTGTCGCGGAGTTCTCCGTCAAGGACAACGGCGGCTCCGGGATCGATGTCGGGGATACGATCTGGTATCACGACGACGCGACCCCGGTTCTCAACAACGTGTCGGCAGGCGGCTACTACTATGGTATCGCACTGGAGGCCATCAGCACCGGCCAGACCGCGACGATCCAGGTCTATCATGACTGTGCCCCCGGCGGCGCAGGCACCATAGGAAACGGGACCGTCGGCACCGCACAGATCGCCGCGAACGGCGTGACTGCCGACAAGCTCAGCGCCGCCGCCCGCACCCGGGCGGTCACTGCCGCGATCGGAGCGGTCACCGCCAACGCGGAGAAGGCCGTCTTCGTCGCCCCGACCGACGGCACGATCACCGGCGTGCAGCTCCTGAACAGCACCGCGATCACAGCGGACAGTACCGACTACTGGACGTTCCAGATCGTCAACAAGGGCGCGAACGGTGCAGGCACCGACGTCGTCGCCGCGATCGACACCAATTCCGGCGAAAGCGGGGACGGCGAATCCCTCGCGGAGTTCGTCGCGACTGATCTGACGGTCGTCGCGGGCGAGGCAGACTTCGAGGCAGGGGACGTCCTGTCGTTCAAGGCGATCAAGACCGCGAGCGCGACGGCGCTTGCAGACACGGTGATCGTCATCACTTACGCCCCTGTGGAGGCAGAGTAACATGGCTGAGAAAAGCATTTTCGAGACTGACGGGCACAACCTGAGCCCGACCCTCCGGGAGCGGTTCGACACCGACCCCGAATATCGGCAGAAACTCGTCGAGACGATGCAGTTCATCGATGAGTTCCGCCGGGGACGCATCGCCCGCGCACGGTTCGCGGAGACCATGAGCACCAGCGACTTCCCCGGGCTGCTCGGCGGCGTCATCGACCGGACGCTGCTCGGCGGTTACCGGCCGTACCCGTCCTCCTACCAGGACTGGTGCAGCATCTACCGCGACGCGAAGGACTTCCGCGAACTGGAGCGGCACTTCATCGATCTTGGGGATGGAGCCCTGACGAAGGTCAAGGAGGCTGAGGAGTACCCGTACGCCAGCCTTGATGAGGGCAAATACACCTACAAAGTCGAGAAGTTCGGGCGGAAGTTCAAGTTCTCCTGGGAGGCGTTTGTCAACGACGACCTCTCGGCGCTCACGACCATCCCGTCCCGGCTCGGCATTGCTGCCAAGCGCACCACCGAGAAACTCGCTACATCGCTGATCTGCGACGCGAACGGACCAGATGCGACGTTCTTCAGCGATGCGAACGGTAACAAGCTCACGCTTGCCCTGAACGCAGCCAACCTGAAGACGGCCGCCGGCGTGATGGCCGACCTCTCAGACAAGGGGGACGAGCCGATCTTTAACGACCCCGCCGTCCTCGTGGTGCCTCCTGCGCTCAAGATCACCGCACAGGAGATCGTCAAGACGATCCAGACAGAGATCTCC